ATGGTAAATGAAATAACATAGAATCAAATTCTGATTCATATTCTTTCATCGTGTCCATGATTAAATAATTCATGTAATCTTTAACACGTTGAGCTTGTTGCTCTGTTTGTGGATTTTTAATTCCGATTACTTGTGTTCTAACTGGACCATCTGCAGGTAATAATTCTTTGTAAGCTTGAGCTTGGAATTGAGTTACTGCTTCTGCTAATACTGGGTGTGTTGCACCTGAAGCACCTTGGAAAGGTTCTGTTCTATTATCGTACTTAAATCCTAATAGGTCTAAACCTTTTGTGTAAGATTGTTCCCAATCTTTTCTTGAATTTTTATAATCCATAAAGTTTTGAACCATTTCATTTCCAATAGGTTCTAAAACTTCGTCTGGTAAAATATCTGCTAAGTTATCAAAATGATTTTGTGATCCCATAGTGTTTACTGCACTTGGATCAAAATCAATAGTTGCACCACCATCTTCTTCTGGTGTTATTTCAACGGGTCCTTTTTCTACTTCTTCCTCAACACCAACTTCTTCTTGCATCTCCTCTTCTGAAGGGATTTCAATTTCCGTACGTGTGTTAGGGAGTCCTTTGTCTATATCTGCCATTTAATACTCCTAGTACCTCTTAACATTGTTTTTAACAGATAGCAACCCTTGAGGCGTTGGGCCTGATTGAGGGGGAATTGAGCTAGGTCTTCTAATTTCTGCTATTCCTCCGCCTGCTAAATTAGCAACTCCTCCTGCATCTGCAATTCTTTGCATTGCTTCTTGTTCTTGAAATTGCGATCTTAAAACATCTAATCCTCCTAAAGTTCTTGCAAAACTTGGAGTAAGTCTTTCCGTTTTTTTTAAATCTATAATATCTTGAGGATTATAACCTGCATCTTGTAACATTTTAATTAAATCTTGATCAGAGTATTGAGTATATAAATTTTTCATTTCTCTCATAGCTTTTAATCTTCTTAAATTAATAGGATCATCTCCTTGAGGAACTGATAAGACACCAAAGTCAGCTTGTTGTTTTCCAGACTGTCCTTGTAAATATTCTTGTGCAACTTTTGTTGCATCTTTAAATGCTTCACTAGATATAACATCTGCAGACTGACCTGCTAATCTACCCTGTTCTCTTGCTTCTGCTGCAGCAGGTAAATATTGATCTATTCTTCCTCTTGATTTTGCAAGATCTCTTTCTTCAATTGCTTTATTAAAAGCAGATAACTGATCTTGTGCTGAAAATCCAGATCTTAAAATATTTTTATCAGCTGTACTTTGTAACATACGATCTCTTTCCATTAACATTGGATCTAGTTCTCCTCTATATTTTCTTGGATCTAAATATGATAAATAACTTTCAGCCCATGCTTGATTTAACGGTTTACCACCTAAAACTTTATTACCAATAATTGCACCTTCAAATACTGCTTCACCAAGCAAGGCACCTGGTCCTAAAACATTTTTTAATAAACCACCTCTAGATGCAACTTTAGCAACATCAACTAATTCCTGTGCAGCTTTTTTATTTCCTGATGCTGCTAATTTTTTTTGTTCTATTAAACCATCTCTAATACATTCATCACTTAAAGCAAAACCAATACGTCCACCCTCTGCTCTACCAATTTTACATTTATCTAATTTACTATAACTTGTTATGTTTTGTAAAATTTGTTTTCCTAATATATCTTGTGTTTTAATTTTAGGATTTATTTCAGATAAGAAAAACTTCTTATCTTTGTAAACTTGTTTTATGTTTTCTTGAGAAGCTTTTCCATAAGAATCTAATATAGTTTTATCAAATTTTTCATTATAATTTATCTTAGGTGATTGAACTTTATTTTTTTTAGAAAATTCAGCTGAAGTTTTATTAAAATCTTTTATTACATTTTCTATTGGAACAGTTTTTTTATTTACTTTCATAGAAGTTTTACCTTCATTTAGGGCATTTATTATTCTTTGAAAAGGTAGATCAATTTCATTTGCTTTTTTTCTGTTAATTACTTTTTTAATACTTTGAACCTTAGTTGTATAACCCGGTGCTATATCAGCTAAGGCACTTATTGAAAAAATTTCATCTAAATTTTTATTTTTTAAAACCAGTTTAGCTCTTTCTGAACGGAATGTATCAGGGTCTAAACCAAGATTTTTATTTACAATAGCCATTTTATAATCCCTTAAAAGACCAGAAGAAAACCTAAAGCTTTTTTTCTTAAATTGAGATTTACCGTCTGCCACCTCGTCATCAATACCAGTTAATATATTATCAACAATATCATTTATAACATTTTGTGTAGGTAACCTCATTCCATCTGGTTTTTTTCTTACACCTTGTACAACTTTTAAATAAGTCATTACATCATTATCGGTTTGTCTAACCATTGCTTCTGCTTTTTTTAAATCTTTTGAAGACATGTTTTTAATGTCTCCTTTTGGAAACTGATCTCCATAAATAATTTTAGCTAAATCTTCACTGTTTGATAAATCTGGATCTAATTTAAATTCATCATTAATTATTTTTAGAACTGCGTTTTTAGTTTCCATTTTCGCATCAGTGGCTTTGGAAAAATTTATTTTAGTAGCTGCTTTTTTCTCTTCTTGTCCTAAATTTTTTAATAAACCTGTTCCGGGTTTTTCATTTATACCTAGTGATCTTGTTATTAACATATCCCCAGATCTACCCTCAGTTAAACCAAAATGTTTTTTAATTATAGGTCTTGAAACATATTCACCTTTTTCAATTTTATCCTTAACAAATGTTTTAATGTCTTTTTTAATTTTAGCTGTTTGATATCTACTCATAGGTAAATTTCTCTCAGCTTTTAATTTAGTTGCTTCTTTATTAAAAATATCTACAGTTTCTTTTGTAACATTACCAAAATCAAACCCTGCGCCTTTAGATTTAGGTGTGTAAGTTATCCCAGCTTTTTCAAGAGCGTCTGTTATAACTTTGTATGCTTTTGGATAATCTCTTTGCCCTGTAGCACTAAAAAGTCTTTGAAAGTTTTGTGGACTAAAAATACTTTGTTCTTTACCAAAAGATAAAGCACTTAAACCATCTACAAAACCAGTTCGTCCGCCGTTTTGTTTTGATATACGTTCTTGTGGGCTGTATTCTATAATTCTATCTAGAATAGACATTCTATTCTCCTAATAAGTAAGCAAGACCACCTGATGATAAACCAACTCTACCACCTGATGCATAATCATCATAGTCATAATAATCACCTTGTCTTTTTGTAACGTAGTCAGATGTTTCTCCTATATCACCTTCATTAATTTTTTTAACTTTTTCTTTTCTTTTTTTAGAAGCTATAAATTCTTTCATAGTAGGTCCCTTACCTGTTGCGTATTCTTTTAGTTTTGAAACATCTGTTTCTAAATCACTTATGCTACTTCCAATATTTGGTTCTGGGTCGATAGTATAATCATCAGGGCCATTAGATCTTGCAGCTAACCCTTGTTCAAATGTTTCAAACTCATCTGCAGGTTTCATACCTTGTGTAGCTTCATCTGCCTGACCTTTAGTGTAAGATAAACTTACTGGTTCATCAAGCATGACATTTGGACTACTATAATCAACTCTAATAGAATCTGTATCCAGATCTCTATAAACTGTTACTTCATTATCTGCATCAATTTTTTTAGTATAAACAAGTTCTCTATTTTTAGTTGCAAAATTTTTAGTAACATCATCTCCTTCTAAAATAATTTTATTTACTAATGCATCAAACCATTCTGGTTTACCAGCTACATCCGCAGTTTTAACTAATGGAACTTTAGTTACTACTTTACCAACTTTAGCTGGTTTAAAAAATTTGCCAACAATTGGTAGTGCTGCAAGACCTCCCATTATTTTTAAAAAATTTCTTCTTGATGGATCTGGTGGTCCATCTTTTAATCCAACACGTCCACCTGTTTGATAAGGAGTTCCATAAGTTAAATCTTCTTCAGAATAAACTGGGTTTTGAGTTTGATTATATAAACCTTTTAATGCCATGATTATTCCAAAAGGAGTTGGACCTATGCCTAAAGCAGATGCAATTTTTTGTCCTGCAAGATTTTTACCAGCAAATGCAGCATTATAACTTTCAAGGTCAAGACTGAATAATGCCTTACCTCCTTCCTTACTGGTTTTTTCGTCAGTAATTAAATATGTTTCAACAGGGTCGGCATTATGTCTTGCGTCAATAGAACAAATACCTCTTAAATCACTGCTAAAATGACCTAATGCTAATTGCTGATTAGCAAGTAATTCACCAGCGTCCTTTCCATTAGCGTCTGTATTTACCTTAATTCTCTGCGCGGGCACTCGCAAACCGCCAACTGAATAGTTCATTTCGCTTATATCACAATTAACAAATCCAGATACAGAATTTGCAAGGGAACTGGTAATAGCAGTATTTAATCGTAGAGCAT